GAGCAAGCGGTCGCTGCGCTGGCTCAAGCCGACTACACGCTACGCAATTCCCCGCCCGACCAGCGCGTGGCGTACCTTCACAACCTTGCTGCCCAGTACGGCGTAAACCTTGGGCAGTCCCCACAAGCCACACCGCAACAGTCGGTTGATCCGGTCGTTTGGCAGTTGCAGAACGAACTGAACAACGTGCGCGGTGAGGTGATGGGCTGGAAACAGCAACAGGAGATGGCGCAGAACCAACAACTGCTGTCTGAAATTAACGATTTCTCGGGTAAAGCCGAGCATTTTGAGGAAGCGCGTCCGACGATGATCCAATTACTCCAGTCAGGGGTAGCGGAGACATTGGAGGATGCCTATGATAAGGCAATACGTTTAGATTCAGCGTTATTTGACAAGGTGCAATCGGCCCGACAAGCAGAGATTGTGGCGAAGCAGAATGCTGATAAGAACCGAGCGGCGAAAGCGGCTCGGGCGGCTGCGGTCAGCGTCAGAGGTTCTACACCCGGAACCAACACGGCTCCCAAGGCGCATAGTCGCCGTGCAATGCTTGAGGAAGCATTTGATGAATCAAGCGCACGGTTGTAATCAACTGATATAGGAGCATAGAAATGGCATTTGCCAATTCCAGTATCAGCGACATTATCGCTACTAACATTCAGAGCCGTAGCGGTGAACTCGCTGACAACGTGACGAACAACAATGCGTTGCTTCGTCGCTTGAAGGAGCGCGGAAACGTCAAGACGTTTTCTGGCGGTAACGTGATCCTTCAGGAAATCATGTACAACGACAGCACGACCAACAACACCAACTCGTACAGCGGCTACGAAGTGTTGAACGTGGGACAGAACAGCCCAATCTCTGCTGCCCAGTTCAGCATCAAGCAGTACGCCTCGGCGGTGTCTATCTCTGGTCTGGAAATGATCCAGAACAGCGGCAAGGAGGCGATCATTGACCTTCTTGACGGTCGTATGGAAGTTGCCGAAGCGCAGTTGGCGAACCGCATTAGCGGTGACCTCTACGGCGACGGCACGGGCAACGCGGGTAAGAACCTTGACGGTCTTGCTGCCGCTGTGCCGGATGCCCCGACCTCGGGAACCTACGGTGGTATCAACCGTGCCGTGTGGACGTTCTGGCAGTCGGTTGCCTACTCAGGTGTCACCAATGGTGGCGCTGCGGTGTCGGCTTCCAACATCCAGCAGTACATGGACTCGGTTGCGGTGCAGTTGATCCGTGGCACGGACAAGCCTGACTTGATTGTTGCGGACAACAACTACTACCGTCTGTACCTCCAGAGCCTCCAGAGCATTCAGCGTATTACGGACTCCGGTTCGGGTATGGCTGGCGCGGGCTTTGCGGCCCTCAAGTATTACGGCGCGGGCATGGCCTCCGACGTTGTGCTGGACGGTGGTATTGGTTCGTCCTCGTACAACAATAGTTCTGGCAACAGCAACCATATGTGGTTCCTCAACACCAAGTATCTGCACTTCCGTCCGCACAAGGATCGGAACTTTGTGCCGATTGGTGGTGAGCGTCAGGCGGTCAACCAAGATGCCGTGGTTAAACTGATTGGCTGGGCGGGTAACTTGACCTGTTCAGGTAGCCAGTTCCAAGGCGTTCTGATCGCTTAATAAGGGAGATACGAAAATGGCTGTTATTGTTAATGGATTTGCGTATCCCGCCCTTGGTTACACCGAATCTTCTCCGTCGGTAAACGTCGGAACAGTTGTAACGCTTGATGACGGTGGCATGGCGGTGTATGTCCGCGCTGCCTCTGCTATCTCGCAGTACAACGCGGTGTTGATTCCCAACACGAACATTGCCACGAACGCGACGACCACCCGTGCTGCTGACACCAAGCGTGTCGGTTTCGCACAGGTGTCCATCGCCTCGGGCGACTACGGTTGGGTTCACCTCGGCGGTAAGGTGCGCGTGAATGTGGGTGCTTCCTGCCTCCCGGCAGTTGGCCTCTACACGACCTCAACGGAAGGACGTTTGGACGATGCGACCGTTTCTGGCGCGTTGGTGGCTGGCGTGGTGACGGAAGTCACCGCCTCGGCTGTCTCTGCGATGACGGCGGTTGCTGCGTTCACAATGATCATTCCGGTTCCGGCTAACGTCACGCCGTAATGAAAAAACTGGAACTCACGGTACAGGCGGCGGGTACGGAGGAGGAACTTTGTTCCAATATCCGTTCAGCCCTTGTCCGTGGGCTTCCAGAATTTACCCCCGCTCCTACGTCTCACGATGGAACATTCGTGTGCGTAGCGAGTGGGTGGTCTATGCCGAACTACATTGACGAGATTAAATCGCACAAGCGTCAGGGTCGCCCCATCGTTGCGGTGAAGGCGGCGCATGACTTTTTAGTGGAACACGGTGTTGAACCTGATTTGTGGGTCAACCTTGACCCCCGCGACCGCACGAAAGGCGTTCAACGGGCCAATGACCATACCGTGTACCTCGTCGCTTCACGCTGCCCTCCTGTCACCTTTGACCATCTCAAAGGCAAAAAGATAGTGCTGTGGCATTCATGGGCTGAAGGCCCAGAGATGAAAGCCCTTGGCGCAGGAAAACTCGCCATTGGCGGTGGAACGACAAGCGGCATGAGAGCCATTAACATTGGCTACTTGCTCGGTTTCCGTAAGTTCGTGCTGTACGGATACGATTCCTGCAACAGCGAAAAAGGCATCAAGCGGTTCACGGGCGAAAAGACTGGCCCAACGCTGGATGTATATGTCGGTGATGGCCCCGACAAGCGCAAATTCGTCTGCAACGCAGCAATGGCGCAACAGGCCAACGAATTTCAGATGGTGTATGCCGTGATGAACGACATCACCGTGGATGCCAGAGGGCCGGGGTTAATCGCGGCCATTTTGGAAGAAAGACGCAAGTTAAACCTTGCAGCATAGGAGTTAAACAATGGCTTTTCCTTCAAGAGTTCAAGGTGCGGGTCAGTCAGGTGGTGCAACCACGGCGATCTGCGGTGATGTGTCGGCTGCGGTGACGGCGACGGGTTCCTCTGCTACGGATGCGCTGTCTGTTAGCGCCGTAGTAGTTCGCTCGGCTACGACCGCCTCTGGTACGGGTGTCAAACTTCCGGCTCCCGAGGCTGGCGCGATGATGGTTGTGCGTAACGACGGTGCGGAAACCCTCACGGTTTACCCGCCGACCGGCAGCACGATCAATGCCGCGTCCTCGGACAGCATTGCCGCTGGCAAGGCTAACCTGTATTTCGGCACTAGCGGTACGACTTGGGTTTCCGTAGACGGAGCCTGATAAGTGCCAATCCCGTCGCGGGTATTCGCAGCGGGGTTAAACCAGTTAGCCACTATCTCCATTTGCGGTGATGGTGGGACGAATTTAACCGCTGCGGGGACGAGTGCCGGAGCCGCGCTGACGATTGTTGCCGTCTTTAATGACGTAGCGACCGTCACCTCGGGTTCTGGTGTCCGACTGCCCACGACGGAGGCAGGGGAGACGATTTACGTCATCAACAGCGGGGCGAACCCGCTGACGGTGTATCCGGCCTCGGGCAGCACGATCAATGGAGCCACCTCCAATGAAGTGTTACCGGGGGCGGTTAGTCTCTACATGGCAAATACCACGACAACGTGGTACTCCATGCAGGGGTATAAGAATCTCCCCAAGAAGCGATACGGATCGTTTTACGACAACACCACACAAGTCGCAGTCAGCGCGGATGTTGCGTATGCGGCGGTGTTTGCAACAACGGTCGCCGCTTACGGTGTGTCAATCGGATCGCCAGCCTCTCGGATTGTGGTGGAAGATACAGGGGTCTATGACTTCCAATTCTCCGCACAATGCGACAAAACATCAGGCGGCGATGCGATTATTTATTTCTGGCCTAGGGTCAACGGAACGAATGTGACCGACAGCGCATCGTTCTTTAGACTCAAAGGCAATGACGCAGAATTAGTGCCGTCTTGGAACTTTACCCTTCCAATGACGGCGGGTCAGTATTTTGAATTGATGTGGTCAACGAGCGATACCAGCGTACAACTGCTTGCAGCGTCGGCCCAATCAATATGGCCGGGGATACCCTCGGTCATCTTGACAGTTAACGAAGTAAGTCTCTAATCCCCACAGGAGCCAAGACAATGCCCTTAGATAGCGATGTAACCAACGGCGATTCACAGTTGCAAGTGGAGTTTTTCATCACCGAAGCCCAAGGATGGGAAGGTAAACCGTTCGTCCGAATTAACATTCCGGGCGACAAAAACACCATCATTGAGCAGCCAGTACGCGAGGATCACAAGCAGCGATTCCCTCGGCAATGGCTGTACTTCCAGATGAAGCAAAGCGAGGGCGATGCCCCCGCCATTGGCACGCCGCTAGAGCAATGGGCAAAAGAGGACAAGGACAACATGAACCTTGCTCACGTTGAGGAACTTCGCATTTTGAAGTTCCAGACGGTTGAGCAAGTCGCACTCGCGTCAGACTCGCAGTTACAGCGTATTGGCATGGGTGGCCCCGGCCTCCGTGAAAAGGCCAAGAACTACCTGACCCGCAAGAACCGCAGCGAGACGGCTGAAGAACTGGACAACACCAAAAAGCAGTTGGCTGAATTGCAAGCGCAGATGGCAGAGTTGATTGCTGCCAAGCCTCGCAAGGGCCGACCGCCGAAAGAACTTAAAGAGGCGTAATCATGTCTACGATGCTACAACTCGTCCAACAGGTGACGAACGAGTTGGGCCTACCGACCCCCTCAACGGTCGCTGGCAACCCGAACCAAGATACGGTTCAGATTTTGGCGTTGATGAACGCCTCGGGTTACGAGTTGTTGCGTCGGGCAGATTGGCGAGAACTCACCAAACAGCATACGTTTTACACGGAAGCCACCTCTACGGTGGGAACGTGGACAACGACCTCTACGACGATTACGGGTATCCCGTCAACGTCAAGCATTGACACGACCTATCAGGTCACAGGTCAGGGCATCCCGAATGCGACCTATGTGACGGCTGTACCGTCCTCTACGACGGTGACGATTAACTACAAGCCAACTGAAGCGGGTGTTGATGCTTCGCTAAACTTTCAAAAGGTCAAGTACGACCTCCCTGCCGATTACGTCAGCAGCGTCAATCGCACGCATTGGGACAAATCCAAGCGATGGGAAATGCTTGGCCCCGAGTCGCCGCAGCAATGGGAATGGTTGCTCTCAGGCTATATCTCAACCGGCCCCCGTATCCGTTGGCGGTTGCTTGGTAAGTATTTCCAGATTTGGCCCGGCGTGAACGCTGGCGAACTGCTCGGCTTTGAGTACCGCAGCGCGGCGTGGGCGATCAGCGCGGCGGGGGTCTACCAGAACTCGTTTACCGCTGACGATGACACTTGTATTTACCCTGACCGCCTTATGGTGTTATCCACCAAACTTAAATACTTTGAGGCCAAGGGCTTTGACACGACTGCCATCTACCGCGATTACCTGATGGAGTTAGAAACCTGTATCGCGCAGGACACGGGCGGTGCAAACCTGTCGTTTGCCCCGCGTCCGGGTACGGTGCTGATCGGATACGACAACATCCCAGATAGCGGCTACGGAAACGACAACTGATGGTACGCGCAGTTCGCAGACTCGTTCAGCAAGCACGGGCGAATGTCGCCTCGCTCCCTGCCCCCGTGGGCGGGTGGAACGCACGCGACTCGTTAGCAAACATGGCTCCAACGGATGCCGTGCAGTTGGAGAATTTCTTTCCGGGCGTGTCCAACGTCAATCTGCGTGGCGGCTACAGCAAACACGCCACAGGGTTGCCAGATGACGTAGAGACGCTGATGACCTACAGCGGCGGCACGGATGACGAAATGTTTGCCGTGTCCGACGGTGAGATTTTTGATGTGACAGCGGCAGGGCCGGTGGGTGCTGCTGCCGTGACGGGCTTATCTAACAGTCGGTGGGAATACACCAACGTCACGACCTCGGGCGGCAGTTATTTGTATGCCGCAAATGGCGTAGATAAACCGCTTCTCTACGACGGCACAACGTGGACACCGATTGACGGCGCGTCAAGCCCTGCCATCACAGGGGTTACGACGACCTCACTCTCGCATCCGACGTTGTTCAAGACGCGGATGTGGTTTATTGAGAAAGACACCCTCAAGGCGTGGTACTTGCCGACCGCCTCGGTGGGCGGGGCCGCGCAGATGTTTGACCTGTCTGCGATTGCTCGGTTGGGCGGTACGTTGAGAAGTATGGCCTCTTGGACGATTGACGCAGGGTATGGCGTTGACGACAACCTCGTATTTGTCACCGACAAGGGTGAGGTCATTGTCTATCGCGGAACCGACCCCGCCTCGGCCTCTACTTGGGCATTGATTGGCGTTTGGATCATTGGTGCGCCGATTAGCGAACGATGCTTGCTCAAGTACGGCGGCGACCTCTTGGTGCTGACGCTTGACGGGCTGATTCCTATGGCCTCGGCCCTTCAGTCCTCACGCCTTGACCCCAACATTGCCCTCTCGGACAAAATACAGGGTGCATTTGCGGCGGCGGCTGCGACTTACGGCAACAACTTTGGCTGGTGTTTGCTCTACAACGCCAAAAACAATGCGCTGATCGTCAATGTGCCGGTATCAGACTCGGCACAAGAACAGTTCGTGATGAACAACATCACCAAAGCGTGGTGCAAGTTCACAGGGTGGAAAGCGTTTCACTTTGGGATACTAAACGACGAGCCGTACTTTGGTGGGGCAGAGTATGTGGCAAAGGCGTGGACAGTTGGTTCTACGGGCTACATTGACGATACGAGCAACATCAACGGTCGGGTGCTGCAAGCGTTTAACTATTTTGAGACGCGGGGTGTCAAAAAGATATTTACTCGCGCTAGACCGTCTATTTTTAGCAACGGCACGCCCGCCGTCACGATGGGCATGAACGTAGACTTCAATACGAACGACACGACAACGCCGAT